TTCTTTTTACTCATAATTTACTTCTCCAAAGTATGTAAAACTTTATTGCTTTACAATACCCATGATACATATATATTTATAAATAACAATAGTTTTACTCAATAAATGTGCAATTAAATGTAATTAATTACCTAAAATGTGCAAAATACCCTAAAATAAAGCATGGAAAAGGGAAAACCAGGTAGAAAAAGAAAGCTCGCCCAACTAACCGAGGATGAGTACAAACAAATATCGCAATGGTCTGGCGATGGCTTAAATGAAAGTCAAATTGCTACATTGCTCAATGTAAACATCTCAACAATTACCAGAGAAAAGAAAAGAAACGAGCAATTTGCAGAGGCTATAAAAAAGGGAAAGTACAAAGCAGTCCAACTGGTAGCTAACAAAGTATTTCAAAATGCGATGGACGGCAAAGAAACAAGCGCAATATTTTTCCTAAAGAATAGAGATCCAGACAACTGGGCAGATCGCCAAGAGATAAATTACAACCTAGATCTCAAGAACGTACTCACCGACGCGCGCGCCAGGATAATAGACCACGCGCCAACACGCCTGCCCAAGCGCTCACGCGCTGCGACAGTAAGCGACAGCGAGGGCGAGGGCGCGAATGAATAAATATAGGGTGGGGCGGATGCGAGCAGTAGTTTTTACACTCCCTTTTTAACTAATGCAATATTCTCTCAATAAATCGCATTTACCCCCCCTTTCGTTGCGTGGCGGTGGTGATATATGTATAACTACTCAACTAAAATTTTTTAATTTTTTTTAATATGAAATATAGAGGAAGCGTAAGCACCCCAAAAGAACGAAAAAAAACACCTAACGATGTGGTAATGACAAATCCAAATACTGCAAAATGGATTGTTGATTATTTTGCACCAAGAGGAAAATTACTTGAGCCATGCAAAGGCAATGATGCTTTTTATAATTCTTTAAAAAATTATGGAGATACAGATTGGTGTGAAATATTAGAGGGCAAAGATTTTTTTAATTATACAAAAAAAGTAGATTGGATAATAACAAATCCGCCATATAGTATTTTTGATAATTTTTTAATTAAGTCTTTTGAGTGTTCAAAAAATGTAGTTTTCTTTTGTCCTTTAAATAAAATTTTTAAAGGTAAAAAATTAGATATGAAAATTTGCGAATATGGTGGGATAAAAGAAATCATACACATGGGCGGTGGTAATCAACATGGTTTTCCATTTGGTTTTTCTACAGGCTGTATACATTATGAAAAGAACTACAAGGGCGATATAAAAATAACAAGGAATTATTGATGAAATACGGTGTAAAACTAGAAAAGGAATTGATGACCGAACTATGGTCAGGACCAATTAAAGATAACCCAGTAAACTTTGTTAAGTATGTGTTCCCATGGGGACAAAAAGACACCCCCCTCGAAGATTTCAAAGGACCAAGAAAGTGGCAGGAAAAAATTTTACGAGAAATGGCAATACACATTGAGCGAAACAATGTATTAGATCTACCAGAGATGTTTAGACTAGCCGTAGCATCAGGTCGTGGTATTGGTAAGTCCGCACTTGTCGCATGGATTATAATATGGATGTTATCTACCAGGCTTGGTTCTACCATAATCGTCACTGCTAACACCGAACAACAGCTTCGTTCAAGAACATGGGCTGAACTTGGTAAGTGGCTAACACTATCTATTAACTCTCATTGGTTTACCAAGACAGCTACCACGATTAAACCAGCACAATGGTTTGAAGATGCGCTAATAAACGACCTAAAAATTGATACTGGTTATTATTACGCGCAGGCACAGTTATGGAGTGAGGAAAACCCAGATGCGTTTGCAGGCATCCATTCATCTTATGGCGTATGCTTGATAATGGATGAAGCATCAGGTATTCCTTCTCCTATTTACTCGGTCAGCGAAGGGTTCTTCTCCGAACCCACGCGCGACCGCTATTGGTTTACTTTCTCCAACCCACGCCGAAACACTGGGCCATTCTACGACAGCTTTAACTCTAAGCAATCATTCTGGAAGAACGAGCAGATTGACTCGCGCACGGTAGAAGGCACCGACCAAAAGCTTTTTCAAACGATGATTGAGCAGTACGGCGAAGATTCCACAGTCGCGCGCGTGGAGGTGATGGGCGAGTTTCCATCCGCGGATGATGATACCGTCATACCAATGGGCTTGGTAAAAGCAGCGGTTGATAGGGATGTCTCTCTTGCAGCTAACGCACCTATTATATGGGGCTTGGATGTCGCACGATTCGGCGGAGATAACTCTGCGCTATGTGTGAGGCAAGGAAACCATGTGATGAGTATTAAGTCGTTTAAGTCTATGGATTTGATGCAGTTATGTGGTGTGATTAAGAATATGTATGACGAATCTACTGCGATAGAAAGACCGCAGGAAATATTAATTGATGTCATTGGTTTGGGCGCAGGCGTGGTCGATAGACTAGCAGAGCAGAATTTACCAGTGCGCGGAGTCAATGTCGCGGAGGCGCCATCAAGCAAGAAAAATTATTTAAACTTGCGAGCTGAATTATGGTTTGCGATTAAAGACTGGTTGGTGCAAAGAGATTGCAGGATTCCGCACGATGATGAGTTGGTCGCAGAACTAGCATCGCCTTTGTATAAATATACGTCTACAGGTAAAATCAAGATTGAGAGCAAAGACGAAATGCGTAAGCGTGGAATTAAGTCTCCAGACAAGGCGGATGCGCTCGCGCTGACGATGGCATCCTCTGCTGCAAGTTTTGGTGGAAGCACTAGCTTTTTAGGTTATAATTTCAGACAACCGCTCAAATCTAAAATAATTAGAATAGGATAAAGTATGGCAAAAAAATACAACGAAGAAGAAATGAAAGCAGTCGTCCAAGAAGAAACAGATATGATTGATCTTGTAGGCGTGATTAAGTCCGAGATGGATGATGCTAAAGATTTCATACACCAAGTAGGCGCAGAAAGAGCTGAATCAACAGAATATTACCTTGGTACAGAGCCAGAAGGTACTAGCTCTATGCAGTCAGAGTTTGTTTCTACAGATGTACGAGAAAGTGTTTTGTTTATGTTGCCTTCTATCATGCGTACTTTCTTTGGTACTAAGAAGATTGTAGAGTTTGTACCTAAAGGACCAGAAGATATAGAGGTTGCACAACAACAAACAGATTATATTAACTATGTCATACAACAAAAGAATCCTGGTTTCCAAGTTTTGTATGACGTTTTTAAAGATGCGTTGGTCAGAAAGACTGGTTTTGTAAAAGTATTTTGGGATGACAGCGTAACTGCAACAACACACGAATTTACCAACATAGACCCACAATCTTACCAAGCATTAATCATGGATAAGAACGTAGAGGTGATAGAAGAATCAGTCACCCAAGAAACAATCATAACTATAGACCCTATGACTGGCGAAGAAGTCACCCAAGAAATACCAGCAAGTTATGACCTAACGATTAGAAGATTAAAACCAAAAGACCAAGTATGTATTGAATCAGTACCGCCAGAAGAAGTGCTTATATCAAGGCACGCGCGCGATATAGAAACTGCTTCTTACGTTGCACACCGCATGATTAAATCAGTCTCCGACCTAGTAGCTATGGGCTACGACCAAGAAGAAATGGAACAATATGCAGGTTATGGCGGCAGCGCACTTGACCCAGAAAGCTACGAAGAACAAGAAGCAAGAAACCCATTTGACAACATGGTATACCCAGATAGAAACGATGCTGGTGGTAAAGATGTTTTATACGTTGAGCATTACTTATACTATGACTATGACGATGATGGTATTGATGAGCGCATTAAAGTTTGTACAGCAGGTAATGGCTTAGAGGTACTCAATGTAGAACCATTAGACGAACTACCTATATGTATGTTCTGTCCTGACCCAGAACCACACACAGCAATAGGATCTTGTCCAGCTGATTACTTAAAACCAATCCAAGCGGCTAAATCACAAATTATGCGTGATACCTTAGATTCTCTTGGTCATTCAATCTTCCCAAGAATGGGAGTTGTTGAGGGTCAAGTAAATATAGACGATGTACTTAATACAGATATCGGTCAGCCAATTAGAATGAGAGCGCCAGGAATGGTACAACCATTTGCTGTACCTTTTGTTGGTAAAGAAGCTTTCCCAGTCCTAGGATATTTAGACGAAGCCAAAGAAAATAGAACTGGTGTATCTAAAGCAAGTGCAGGATTAAATGCAGAAGCTTTACAATCTACAACCTCCGCAGCTGTAACAGCTACTATGAGTGGTGCGCAAGGTAGAATAGAACTTATATGCAGACATTTTGCTGAAGGTGGCCTAAAAACCATGTTTAAAACAGTTAATAACTTGGTAATCAAGCACCAAGAAGCACAAGATGTCTTTAGATTAAACGGTAAATTTATACCTGTAGACCCAAGATATTGGGACTCAGACAAGGATATGGTAGTCAATGTAGCTATATCTAAGTCATCAGACGAAGAAAAGTTTGGAGTTCTTACACAAGTCGCAGGAAAACAAGAACAAATATTGCAATTACTAGGGCCACAGAATCCTCTAGTGTCAATGCAACAATATGCTAACACCCTAACAAGAATGATCGAGCTAGCAGGCTTCCAAGATGCACAATCCTTTGTGAATACAGAAGTTCCGCCTATGCCTCCGCAACCGCAACAGCCTCCACAACCAGACCCAGCTGCTTTATTAGCACAGGCTGAAGCTCAGAAGGCACAGGTAAGCGCACAGAAAGCTATGATTGATGCTGAAACAGATAGAATGAAAATCATCATGGATGATGACAGACAAAGAGATATTGAAGAAGCACAACTCAGAGTTAAAGCTTTAGAGCTACAAGCTAAGTATGGCGCACAAATAAACATTGCAGAAATTAATGCAATTATGGAACGAGATAGAGAAGGAATAAGACAAAATGCAAAAGCTCAAGCTCAAGGATTATTTACAAATAATGTCCCACAACAAAATATTTGATATTGAAGTTATGGTAGATGACATGGTTTATGTAGGCAAAGAAATAAGAGCAAAAAATAAAAACCACGCATTACAAATTATGTCGGTTATGTCAGGCGGTGAAGTAAATAAAGATTCTGAGATACTTTATTATGAAGAGAGGACAATACACTAATGAAATATATAACTAAAGCATGGGTATGGTTAAAAGCAACCATACATAAATTCTTAAACTGGTTTGATAGTCTTATGACACCAGCACCAGTTGTTAAAAAAAGAGGTAGACCAAGGAAGAAGAAATAATGAGTATTACATATAGAGGCGAAAGGTTTAGCGGTTATAACAAACCAAAACGAACACCAGGTAAATCTAAAAAGTTTGCTGTTTTAGCTAAAAAAGATGACCAAGTAAAACTTGTTAGATTTGGTGATCCTAAAATGACAATTAAAAAAAACCAACCAGCAAGAAGAAAGTCTTTTCGTGCTAGGCATAAATGCGATACTAACCCACCTGATAAATTATCAGCAAGATATTGGAGTTGTAAAAAATGGTAGCAAAAAAGAAAGGACCAGTTCCTACAAACCCAGCCCTATACGCAAGCGTGAAAGCTGCGGCTAAAAGAAAGTTTGATGTATACCCAAGCGCGTATGCTAACGCATGGCTTGTAAGAGAATACAAAAAGAAAGGCGGCAAATATAAAAATGCCTAGAGATACTGAAGGTTTAGCTAAATGGTTTAAAGAGAACTGGGTTGACATAGGTTCTAAAAAGAAAGATGGAAGCTATGAAAAATGCGGTAGAAAATCTGCTAAAGGATCTAAAAGAAAATATCCTAAATGCGTGCCAGCTTCAAAAGCTAAAAGAATGACTGCTTCACAAAAGAAAAGTGCAGTTACAAGAAAACGAGCAAAGCCACAAGGCGTAGGTGGTAAGCCCACCAATGTTAAAACTATAATTAAAAAGAAGTGAGATTATTAAAAGATTTATTAACCAAATATTTAGAATGGTCTTTGCAAAAAAAGGCTGATAAAATGTTTTTAAAAATACAACAAGGAGAATAGTTATGCCAGGATATGGATATGGTAAACCAGTAATGAAAACCACTAAAAAGAAAAAAACAAAACCCAAGAAAAAAGGAAAGTAATATGCCTTTCAGTAAGTATTCACCAAAGCAAAAAAAATTAGCTAAAGTCGCAAAGCCAAGAAATAAAATTACTGCTGCTGACTTTAAAAAACTAAAAAAGAAAAAGAAAAAGTAATGAAAATAAAAGCACCTAAAGGCTATCACTTTATGAAAGATGGTAAGACTTATAAGCTTATGAAACATACTGGTAAGTTTGTAAAACATAAAGGTGCCTCACTTACAGCAGAACTTCCTGTAATTAAAAAACATAAATGAAACCACAATCTGCCAAAGCTAAAGGCAGAGCTTTACAACAATGGGTTGTAGATAAGCTCGTTGAGTTACTTGGTTTCGATCCTGAAGATTTAGAATCAAGACCCATGGGTTCTAATGGTGAAGATATTATTATGGGTGTTCAATCAAGAAAACAATTCCCTTACTCAGTAGAGTGCAAAAACCAAGAATCAGTTAATGTATGGAAAGCAT